TCGGTCAGGTCCTGGCCAATGATCGCCTCTAGCTCGGTATCGTCCATCGGCTCCATAGCCGATACGTCGGTGGTAGGTAATTCGTTCATCATTTTGATTTATTCCTTGCAGATATTGCTTTTGCCTTTGCGCGAGCATCTTCCTTGGATGAGGCGCCCCAGGCTTTAAGGGATAACAGAAGTCGGGTCGGTTCGCCGTCTTTCATCTCGGGGCCAGGCATATTGCCCATTCTCGCAAGGAATGACGCCCTGCGCGGGTTGTCTCCAGACTTAACCGGCGCCTTCAGATTCATACCCTCGGCCTTGGCACTAGCGCGCCCCTTGGCGTTTAACCCGCCAGCGGGGTTCTTGCCCTCACTACGTTGCCATGCCGGTGTTTTCATTTAATACCCCAAAAATACAAATCTCTTGGAGATTGATTTTCGCTAAATTCATGCCGCGAAAACCTCTTAGCCAACAGACCAAAGTGTCCCGCCTCCAGATTCATGTAGTAGTCATTGGTAAATGGCGCATCATGCGGTGACGTTCTCGTCGTCCCGTGCTCCTGCCTGCCGGTAGTCGCGCAGGAAAATACAACTAAGCCGCCAACCCTCACCAGGTCAGTCATCTTGGCAAATGTCTTGCGCCAGTGCCGGTCATGCTCAAAGCACTCGCACGATATGGCCACATCAAAGTAACCATCAGCGTGTGGCAACTCGTGCCCAGCGCACACAATGTCAACGCCCTCACCCTCGCCCAGGTCGCAGCCCACATATTCGTCAGCATCACCAAAGAAATCACGCACGCTGCCGTTGATGTTGAGTGAGCCAACCTCTAAGACTCGCCCACCCAAGAAAAACTCAGGGAAACGATTCCTTACGCCGCTAACAAAATCAATTTGTGATTGGTGACTCATTTAAACCAAGCCTCTGCGTAATGGGGTCTGTTCTTTCTTAGCCACGGCATGGCCTGCTGGGTCAATCTCTCACCGTCCAAGCCAATGGTCTGGCTTCCAATGTGATGCACATAAGACCGACTCAGGTAGTGCGTAAAACCCGCTTGGCGCAAGTCCTCGCAGTGGACATCATCGGAGTACCAGTTCAGCGGGGGAAACTTAAAGCAATCCCACGCATCGCGCTCAATCCACGCAAATATGGGGCTAACCACCTCCATCGGGACAATGTAATCCTCATATGGGTACTTGAAGTAGTGCAGCTTCTCATCAAAGGGATTGGTGCGGACGTTCTGCCCAGGACGTGCCGCATCGCAGCGCGCCGACACCCAGCCCACCGGATCAGCAGTCTCATCTTTCAAATGCTGCACATCCTTTAATAGATTCTTGTAGCTGGTGGGAGTGAGCACGATATCGTCATTAGCCACCACCACGGAATCAAACCCATCGCTTAGTGCTCGGTCTATGATCTGGTTGTAATCTTCACCAAAATTATGCGGTGAGCCAAATACTTTAAGGTCAGTATCAAAGCCTCCAATCACAGACTGAGGACCGCGTAAGTAAACAGGCACTTCTGGACAATACTCGGCAATGCTTGCAAGCATCACCCGCAAGCCCTTGCCGTGTACTGTGCTAATGACTATGGGGCTAATCACTTTTTAGGTTTCTTCGCCGTCTTAGCAGCCTGTCTAAAGTCAGCAGCAGAGGGCGCCGCCTTAGAGCCGACCTTGTTCATCTTCTCTTTTGATCCTGCCGCGATACGCGCCTGTTTGGCGTTAATGTTGGCATAGAGTCCAGGTTTTGCGTTCTTCATATCAATCACCTAAATTAGTATCAACCGATTCAGTGTCCCCATCATTAGGGCCACCCACTACCCACGCATCGCACGTCCTGCTGGCCGCGCACTTGAAGTCAAATATCTCGCAGTAACCAAGGTCTGCCAGCTCAATCGTCCCCCACGGGTCTGCCTCGTTACCGATACCCTTGGCAATGCACTCTTTGATGGAGTCCTGCACGTTAAACGCTGCGCAATTACCGCAGCGGCTCTGCTTGGCGTCAGCAATGCTCACGTCCCAGGTATCAGCCTTCTTCTTCCAGTACGCCGTATTAGGCAGCGCAGGATTCTCAGGACCATACGCCGCCGTAGTAATCGCCTTGGCGCGGTTCTTCAGATTCAGCGTCACGTCCTGCGTAGGCAGCGGACACTTGGTGCTGGTCTTGCTCATCATCTGATTCATAGCGCCCTGGTAGCGCGCTGGTATATCTCGCATACTGGTGGCCATTACATCTTCCCCTTCATAGCTGCTTTAGGCTTGATCTTGGCCTCGGACAGAGCAATAGCAATCGCCTGGCGTGGATTCTTCACTACCTTGCCGCCTGGCCCTGAGTGCAGTTTTCCGGTCTTGTACTCGTGCATAACTTTGCCAACCTTCTTCTGTGCCTTGGTCATCTTCATGGTTTCACTCCTAGAAATTAATTACACCAATTATGCTACGCGGGGTATGTTCCTGCGCAGTGACTGTCCCCACTTATTGCTGGACGCAGAGCCAAATGCACCCGTTATCGCGTCGCTGGCAAACGTCAAGCAAAACGCATCTGCCCTGTCTGGACTCGCTAACCCGCGCTTCCTGATCTCGTCCTTACCCTCAATCTGAATCTTCCCGTTACTCGTAAACGAATACCGCACGGTGGCCAGCTCAGAGATCAATAGATCATCCTTGGGCATGGTGCAGTCACGCTGCTCCAGCCACGCCTTGGCCTTGTGCCACAGCTCAGCCTTCAGATTCCTATACGTCCCGCCCATCGCCGGAGACTCCGAAACATTGATCCCGCGCGCAGGCAGGTTCAACTCGCGCAGCCGGTCAACTACGCCAGCACCCAATCCAATCGAGTCCACAAGTATCTCGTGCGGACGCTGGCTCGGCATCAGTACCTCATACTCGGACACTATGGCGCCGGTCAGTTGCATCAGGTCCAAGTTCTTCCACGTCTTAATCGGCTCGGTCACCGCGTTACCCTGGCGCTTGCACAGGGCGCTCCTATCAGAGCCGAACCTGGCCACGTCCAAGCCCCACACTAACCTGGCGCTGACGCTCGGCGCCACGTCCCGCTGTGTGGCCATCTCCAATAACTCCATCGGGATAACCGTATCGTCATCAGACCTGGGAAACTCACCCAGCACGCGAATCCGGTAGGCGTTGCTCTCCTCGCCATACCTAGACTTCATCTCCTCGATGTAAGCCTCACTCACTCTGGGCGAGTCCGCGCACGAAACCTTCATCGTGATCCAATCACCCGCCAGACGGTTGTGCGTGTCAAAGAAGAATCCGCTGGACCTTACCGGATTACCTAGTAACAAAGTTACAGCGCTATGCCCCGACATACTCCCCGCTGCAGCCTCGAACACCTGCTCGGGGATACCGCTGGCCTCGTCTGCCACCAGCATGACGTGCTCGGAGTGGACACCTTGCAAGGCTTCCGGTTGCTCGGCCCTACTAGTCCTGGCAGAGATAAACGCCTCGTTAGGGAATTCCTTAAACTCAATCCGGTCCTGCTTAACCTCCAGCTGGTTCTGCAAAGTCTCCGGCAAAGCCTTCACCCAGCGCTTCAATTCCGCGAATAAGGCGTCATAGAGCTGCGAGCTGGTGGGCGCCGTAAGCACAATCTTGACAGGAAACCTGAGAAACGCATACCAAATAATCGCCCAGGCCGCTGCCGTTGACTTCCCCACGCCATGCCCCGACCTCACGCTAATCCTGCGCTCACCCTTGGCAATGTGCATCAGAAACTCCCTCTGCCAGGGGTCAGGCTGCGTATTTAACACCTCCTGGACAAAGAGGACAGGGTTCCGGTAATACTTCTTCGCCCACTCAATAAACGGGTTCTTTGACTGCTCGCCTTGTGCCTCTGTCATCTCGGTGACAGTGGACGCGATAGTTGGCACACTTTTTATTTTTTTTGTGGCAGATGGCGGTGTCGGGGACGGGGCCAGGGGGGTGGGGTCAGGGTTCATGGTGGCGGTATGTGTTTAGGTGCAGCAGTTGCCGCCCCCGCCGCCAGAGCAAAGGGGGGGGTCGCGGCCACCGGAGCCAGCCGGACGGGCCAGTACCCAGCGTACAAGGGTAGGTTATCCACAGGATAGTCACAGGCTAAACAACTTAACATAATGCCCGTTGTATAAAGCAGAGAAGGTTGAGACATGGTTATCCACAGACCTGCTGGGCGTTGTCAGCGTCCTGCACCACCTCGACATGGCGCAGCGCATCAAGGCGCAGGCCGCCAATGGAGATGTTGACCGCGGGACCGCGCTGCTGGGCATAGACGCTAGGTTTCCAGCGCTCTGCGACCCACTGGCGCGTCTGTATGCGCACGCGAGCAAGGTTGCTCTCCTCTGGCGCCGCCTGGTCAGCGATCTCCAGCGTCTGGCAAGCGAGCACATCTGCTGCACGGGCGCGCGCGCGAGCAATTTTATGCTCGTTCTCGGGCATATCGCACCAGATTTCCAGCGCCCGTCGCCCGATTCCCAGTGCCTCGCATATCCGCGCCGTTGACTTTCCGGCCTCGAACATGGCCACTATCTCCTCGACCTTGAGCGAGTCCAGCACCGCTAGGTCGCTAGTCTTTTTAGGTTGCCCAGCCATTAGAAAGCCCTCCAGCGCAATCCAGCACCCATAAGCACCTTACCCATGCCCAGCCCCACATAATCGCTTCTACGCATCATCTAGCCCCTTTAAACGCCTTTGTGTCGAACAGTTTCGGCAGCGTGCTCGGTTTACTCATGTCCAGGTCGTTGACCATGTCATCGAACCCGCTTGGACCGCCAACCGATACCAACTTGCTATCTGGCCACAGCCGCTTAATCTCGCCTAGCTGACCGCCTGCCTGCTTGTTGACGATTATCGCAATCTCTGACGCCGTCCAGACCTCCCTGTCCGTTGCGCCTGGCCACTGCTGGCAGTACAGCGCTTTTGCACGCTCATCCAACACGATCACGAAAACCGTACCATCCTCCCGCTGGTGCTCGATCTGTCCCAGGTCCGGCAGTTCGCTGACACCGTTGGCCGCAGCCCAGGTCTCCATCGCGTCGTAGGCTTTGCACATACCCCTGACCGCCTTGTTCAGCTTTTCGTCGTTGCGTTCTTCCTGGGCCTGCCAAACCCTCTCCAGTTGCAGCCACACCTTTTCGCGCAACCCGCTGTCCACCAACCAGACCAACCTATCAATACCCCATCTAGCATCATGGGTATTCTTCCGACTAGCCAGCTCGACCATGACCGCGTTTTTGAACACGTCAAAACGATCTGCCGGAAAGCTCGGCATGGTCGGCTGCTTAACCGCCAAAGTTTTAAGTTTATTTGTCGTCATTTTCCACTCCGTCAAAGTTGCACAGTTCTAAACGCTTTGGACCAGGATTCGGGCATTGACTGAAACGACGGAATGGGGCGCGTATTAAGACTTACGCGCCCATTCCGTCGTTATTCCAGCCAATTTATGCCATACGAAATGGGAAATTGATGGTTTACCATTCCGTTGCCATTCCGTTGCCATTCCGTCCATTCCGTTAAGCATTACAAAACACCCTAAAAGTCGCTACCATTTTGGTCACTACCACCCCAATTAACCCACACCCAAGTCTTATAAATCTCGATCTTTTTAGCTGCCAAAAGTGATTTCTTGCAGTCAATAAAGGCTCTGTCTGTCATAGATTTAGCCAAGCAAGCCTCCTCCCACTGTTTGAGTTGGATCACTTTATTGCGCTTTCCGTCAACTTCCCGCATCTCTCCATGCTCCTTAATTGCCTTGTGGAGTGCGTCCATTGCGATCAATTGATTAGGACCAGCCGCTGTCCTTGGTGGTGGGACATTGGATTTCTTGTGCTGCTGGTCGATGTTTTCCTGCTGCTCCCTGACCGCTAAAGAGACGTTATCGTCCAGCCCGAGCCCGCTTTCCTTGTCCTGATTGATGTTGATCTGGACCATCTCAAAGCCAAATTTAAGGTTGTCCTGGCCATCCTTTTGCTTGGATATGGTGATGATTCCTTGTCCTGCGACGCCTGCCTTGCGCTCGGTTTGCTCTAACTTTTGCAATTCCAACTGCGTATCCACGGCGCCTAAGAGTGAGCTGTGACCGCGCAATCCTTTGGTGGCGTCCTTGCCACTGTGGTGCAAAACCATCAAGGCGCAGCCCAGTTTGCGTTGCAATCTGCCAGCGTTATGGATAAAGGCGCCCATGTCCTGGCTGTCGTTCTCGTTGCCGCCGCCGAAGGCTCTGGCCAGGGTATCTATCTGCACCAGGCGCAGCTCTATGCCCGTGCGCTCTATCAGCGCGTCAATGGATTGCATCAATAAGTTGAAGTCGTCGGCGCTCGATCTCAGGTTGAGCTGGTATCTGATGACGTATATCTCTGCCCCGTCCTGCGTCTGGTGGTTGATCTTGCAGGCTTTGATACGCGCCCCGATACCTCCGTGGCCTTCTCCGGCTATGTACAGGACGGCGCCAGGGTTCGTAACCTGGTTACCCATCCACTGGCGTCCTGTGGCCACAGCCTCGGCTATGTCGAGTGCGACAAAGCTCTTGTAGCTACCTGGTGGCCCGTAGAGGGCTGCGAAACCCTTCTCCGGTAATACGTTCTCAATGATCCAATGTACCGGCTCGTCCTTGATGGTGTCCCAAGCCTCGATGTTGAGAAGTTGCGGCGTCGGGTTGAAGGCTTCCGTCTCCGGTTGCGCTTCCTGTATTGATTGTTCGCTATCCGTTACAGCCATCTCCTTAGTGATAACCGGCGCCTGCTTGGCCATCTCCGCGAGTTCCTTTCTAGTTCCCTTGGCGTGATACACCCACTCGTAGGCGTCGTCCCCCTCCACCATCAGGTCCAGATCAAGGTATCTAATTGACTTGACCACGGGTAAGAGTCGGCTAATTGCTCGTCTAGCGTACTGCCGTCCTGGTTCGTCGTTGTCCGGTATCACTACTATGTTGGCCCCTGCAAAGTATTGAGTAATCTCATCCGGCCAACTTCCTGCGCCAGTGTGTGACGTGGTGGCAATGGCGCCGATAGATACCAGCGCGTCGGCTGCCTTCTCGCCCTCCACCAGGTAAATGGCTCGGCCTGCTGTCTTAGCGTCCAGCAGCTCGGGCAGGTTGTACGGGACTATCCGAGTGTCCTTGAGTCCGGCTATGCGCTTTCCTTGAGGGTCTACTCTATGGATGGAATACGTCTTACCCTTGGCGTCTTGAGTCTTGTACCGGCGCTTGGTAAAAATGGTATCCCCGTCCTC